CCGCCGATTCATAATTTGGTTCCAGCCGCCATACTCAAATGGCATGCCAACGGTGAAAAAATGATCACGATGATCTTGTTCAGCAATAGCCTTAGAAAAAGGAGCGAACAGTTTGTAACATGAAAGATGGTGCTCATCAGGAGCAACTTTGTAAAGGCGCGTTTCACGATTATCTATTTTCGCGCGCTTCAAAATTTCGTCTTTAAGATTAAATTCCCAAATAGCATCAATTGGCTCGTTGGTACTAAGCGATTCATCGTAAGCTAAACAACGGGCAAACTCAACTGGATCGTTGTACGCTTCGGCTTTAGTTGTTAGGCCAGACGCCTTGGCTCGATAGCCAGGTGATCCCAATCGAGATTTAGGCTCAGTGAGTAAAAACATATCACGAGCCTCTTCAAGAGAGGACAAAGGGCGGCGGTCAGCCAAAGGAACGGCAGCACACAAGTGCATAACTGTCCATTGGGCGGCCATGAAAGCATGATCATGGTCGATATCGCTAAAATCTTTTTGTTGGTAATCGACTTCCTTCAAGCGATCGATTTCTAAGTGCAGATTACGTTCAGATGGAGCAAAATTATCGGGAACTCTATAGTCCACTGCTCGAAGTAACTGCAGGTAGTCTCTGTCTAGGTCATATTTGAATGAATAAGGATAACTTTTAGGCAATAGCCCAACTACTTGTATAAACTTCCATTTTTGAAGGGAAGCATACGTGGGCTGACCAATACCTTTCGTGTAACAGACCGCAGGTCGGATCTCAGACGGCAATTCAACCGCTGGAATTCCAGTTAGCGGTCTCACTCGAAGTTTAAAGAACCTTTGTCATTCATCACGATCTGGCCACGGCATGGGCCATTTCGGAACGATCCGCGGTGAATTCCAAGCACATGCCCAGAACGCAGGACGATGACACCACCAGAATTTCCCTCCTCAGTTTCACCAGCGTATTCAAAACCGCCAGTATCATCCTCAGATCCTTTCAAGATTCGGACAACGTGAACAGCACGAGCCATATTCTTGGGATCATAACTCTGCATAGTAACGAGAAGATCGCTACCAGAGAAAAACTGACGAGCTTCGGCAATAGTTGCCGGAATCATGCTCTGGAGCCCATGGGCACCCTTTGGAATAGGAGCATCAACAACGTCAATGGCGTTGCCTTCGAGAGTCCGCGGAATCCACGACTCAAGCGGGATAGGAAACCAATCCTGGTCACCATCCACATTCTTGGCGGGAATCCAAAGCTGACGCGTAAGCGGGGCAGTCGCGAAATCACTGTTGTGTGGTTCGTTCACGAGAGCATGACGCACCGTGCGGATCTTCTGGTCAGCCACATGAGCGACAGCAACAAGATTTCCGTTCGGTCCATCAGTCAAGGGAAGCACACTAGACGACAGAATAACTTTCGGGCAGCCGCGTTGCGCAGCTTCAGGAACAATCTTCGCGTGTTTAGGATCATGCGAAAAACGACACTCCTTATACGGGCACTTGTCTCCGGCAACAAAATAACGGCACGGAGTACGAGACTTAGGAGCAGGGGCAGCATCGGCCGAAGCGAGAGGCTTAGAAGAAGCCTTATCAACTTCAGGAACAGCAGGAGAGCGAGCACGAGGAGTCTTGCCTGTAGCAAGACCAGACTTCACAGCATCAGCGTAACTCTTATCAGCTGCTTCCTTCACTTTCTTTGCCGCTGCAATCTTAGTAGCACTAGCAGCGGCAGCAGCCGCTGCCTTAGCTGCACTATCAGCCGCGCCAGCAGCCGCTCCAACAGAAGCGGCAGCAGCATTTTTGGCATCATGCGCAGCCTTAACGAGGGCCTTGGCCTTCGCACGAAACTCCTTCTTCATCTCCTCAGGGAGCGCCTTCCACTCATCCTGAGTGTACGGGCGCATCTTTTCGGGAGTTGGAACACGAAGAGCTTCAGGGATAATAGCCGCTGAAGGAACAGGGGAAGCCTGAACTCCCGCACTAGCTACAGCCACAGGGGCCGCCACTTTAGCGTCATGAACTTCTTCCTTAACCTT